GCTGACTGTTGGTTCGCTTGCGCTTGGGCGTTGATGTTCTCAAGCTGCATCTGCTGACGTGACTTAACACGCTTCTTTCTACGCACGATCAGAAGACGCTCGGCTTGGTCGATGTCCTTGAGGTTGCGGATAGCGATAGCATCTTCAAGGTCAATCTCCCCGCTAGACAGCGCAATCTGAATGTTCTGCTCCAAGTAGGCTCTATCGTTGTCGTCCATATTGGAAACGATACGCACACCAAAGTTGTACATCGGGAGCTCCTTGAACGATGCAAGGATTCCCATATTCGTTTCGCCGATGGCGTTAGCGTAGATGCGGTAGAGGATAGACTCTTCCGGGATAATCTGCAAACAGCGGACGATGTCCTCGGCTACCTTCTTGTAGAGCACGTTGGCAGCGTTAGTGATGTCGTAGATGGCGTTGTTGCCTGCCATCATCTGCTGCTGACGAACACCAACCAATGCATCACCCTTTGGAGTAGAACCGTCCATCACCTCGTTGATGCCCGTGGTATCACGAATCATACGGAGGTAGTGGTTGTAAAGGTTTACAAACTGCTCGATGTTACGGATAGCATTTTCAATCGGACGAACAGGTGGGTTTTGGAATCCACCTTCTGGGTTCTTAGAGCGGTAGTAGAAGATACCAGTCTGCTCGTAGATGTCTTGAATCTCAAGAGGCTGTAATTCCCCGCCACGTCCTAGTTGTACGTTCTCAAGACCTTCAATGTCAATGATCAGTCCATCGGGCTTAGCCTTGGCGATAGCCTGCTGAATCTTAAGGTGCGTGAGTTGCAACTGATCCGCAAAGCCGATAACACTAGAAACCATAGACTTAGGAATCATTCTGCGGATGTTGGTAGCAACGGCAGAGTAAGACAGCCTGGTCTTGGTGATATCGTGAATGTTCTTCGGGATATTCTTCTGCATCCCGTAGTTGTAGATGTAGTTCGTTCCCAGGATGTAGCAGCCTCCGTACAACGTGGTGTTGGTCATACAGTGAGCCTCTCGGTCGTAGACGCTGTTGGTCGGCTTCTTGTAGTCGTATCCCTTGTAGTAGAACCCAGCGTTTCCGTGGCGTGACATCTTCTCTTCAAAGTAGATGGTGTCAACAGAAAGGAACTCAAAGTCAAGAACCTCAACGAAGTACTCATCGTAGCCATAGGCTGAGCGCTGTAGGTGCTTGTCGTAGTACGAGTGCGTGAGGTTGGCCGGATTGTTTGTGAACAGGCTCTTTACACTTGAAGCAATCTTTTGGTATTCCTCCTCGGTAAACTGATCTCCCGCTTGGCGCTTCAGCTCTTGGATGGTGATGCGCTTGATGTGTCCTGCGTACACGAGGTCATCAAAGTTGGGGTCTTCGGTGTACGAGTGGATGAAGTACGTGGGGTCTACGTAGTTCTCTACAATGCCGTAGTTGGGGTCGTTGTCACGCTTAGTGACAGCCATTCCCAAAGTACATAGGTCGTTAACGCATCGGCGGTAGGCTCCATCCGTAAAGTTGTTCCACTCAAGCGTCATATAGGTAGCAAGCTGCGCAGCAACTTCCGCCTCAATCTTGACGTTGGTGTCCATAAAGATTTCTGCCTCCTCAAGCGTCTCGGGGATAGCCTCGGGATCAGTCTCCGTTTCAAAGCCAAACTGCTTGGCTTGCTTTAAGAAATCACGGGTGAGGATTTGCGCCTTGAGCTTGTTCTTCTTCTTGTCCTTCTCGGTGCGGCTAAGCGGGTCAATAGCCTCAATGTTTGGGTAAGGCTCTCCCGATAGAATCTTGTTCACCACAATGCGGATGAACTTGGGCACGATAGGAACCGGAGACCAGTCGAGGTTCAGTAGCGTCCCATCTCCGTTGTTCGGGTCTAGCGAGTTTAGAATCTGCTTGTACTTGCTCGTGTCTTGTACGCCCGTGGCGTAGTCACGATTGATTTCAAACTCCTTCTTTCTGCGAGAGTACAGAGACTGGTCGTTAGTAGAATGTCCCCACTGCGACTCAATCGCTTTAGCATACTTCAAGCCATACCTGGTGGTAGACTTAATCTCCGTGGGAGCAAGAGGGTCGGGGAAGTTGCCGTATTTGTCTGTCTCTGTGTAATTATCCAACATTTCGCAAGATAATGTTTATTCACGCAAATATACTGATTATTAGCGTGCAACATTAACTGCCTTAAATTAAGCGTTGAACTTATACGTTCTAAAGAACTTCTTCTCAGCGAAGTCTGCTTTCTTTACTTCTTGCTTGACCTTCTGCGCTGCGAGCAACGCAAGTCCGGAACTAATAGAAAGGTCATACTTTGTTCGGTCGTCTACCTTAAAGCCAATCCAGTCCTCTAAAGTCCTATTGAAATACATAGCCCCCATTAGCCCGCTCTCGTTGTTTAGACCAACGTGTTCGTGGATGTACGCCTCTATCGCTTGAGCGTGGGCGTGGATTACATCCGATGAGTTTGATGGTATTCCCTTTGTCTTTACGTTGACCTGCGATGAGGAACTAGCAAGATGCTGCGGTCGGTCCATTATGTATCCATCGTATCCTCGTGACTCAAAGTAACGCACGATGCCGTACTTGTTGTTTTCTATGAGTAGTGGGTATCCATAGAACACGGCACACATAAGAACGTCCTCATAGAAGATGCGGGCGAGCGGTGGACGTGAAGCATACTCAACAACGAACATATTGCCCGGCACAGCCATATTGAACTTGTTGTACATATGGAGGGCTCCCTTAGAACCTCGGCCGTCGAGCGTGGCATCAATGTCGTAGGAGTCTACACCACCTACACCAACCAGATGATTCCCCGGCATTTTTTTGCCACGCTCTTCGACGACCTTGTTTCGCATTTCCGAAGGTGGGAACCAAGCCACCCGGAATCTGCCGTTAGGATCAGGAGACCATAAGACCTCCGTATCCTGTTGTCCATCCTTCCATACAAAGTTACCTGTTACAACTGGATTAGGAAAGAGGTTATCGTTATGTTGTACCTGTTCGTAGATTTTTGCTAGGTTGAACAGTGAACCCTCAATACTATCACGGAACGCTTCGTCTTCGCTAAATGGGAACTGTCGGATGTATTCGTTTAGTTCAGAGTGGTCGTTCTTCAGTGCGTCTCGTTCGTTCTTTAGGAACGTCTTTGCGCCAGTATAGATTGGCTCGTTGTCTATTCCAACCAATGGCTTCTCCGGGTCATCAACGATAGCGTTTCCGTACTTGTCAAAGAATCCCTCAAGTGCTTCGTATGCGGGGACGAAGATGCGGTAAAGACCTGATCGTGTTCTTCCGTTAGCGTTGCGCTCTAGCGGGTTGGAATCCTGCCATAGTTCTTTGTATTCCTTTCCGCCCTTAGACATAGGGTTTACAGTAGAGCCGACAAGGGCCTTTCCGATTACCTTCTTACCTACGATAAGACACGTGCGCTCAATGCGCCAAGCCTCACGTATGTCGGTAGGCTTCTCCCACTTTCCTGCCTCATCCAAATAAAGCATATGCAGTTTCTCACCATCGTATGCGTTGTTGGTAGTGTTCTTCCAGTTGATTACCGTGTTGAGCGCTTCACCACGAGAGGCTGTCTTGTTCTTCTTGGTGATGCGCTTTGATGGCTCACGGAAGGCAAGTTCCATACGTGGGTTTGTCGTACCATCTTGGATGGGCTTGAAGAAGAACGGATACGATTGGTATATCGGCACAATCTTCTTCATAAAGATATTCTCTTGTGCGTCCTTACCAGTCTTTGACTGCAGACCGAGTAGCTTCTCCTTTACCTGCGTGCCCTCGTCAATAAGTCGGCAGGCGCTCATATTGGTGTATCCAGAGCGGCGGCACTTGGTGTATAGTTGTCCTAGGCTACGTGGGTCTACCTCGCACGCCTTTTGGTGCAGGAATAGCTGACGCTGGAACTCAAGGAACGATGGATAGCCTATGTCTATCTTGCTCCATTGGAGCATCATATAGTGAGGCCCGGTGATATATGTGGGCACTCCGTTGTTGTAGAACCAAACTCCTTCTACTCTGCGCTGGAATTCTTTCTCAACGTAGGGGATGAACTTCTCACGGAATTCTTTTGGCATCTCCGCCCACTCGTCCATCGAGCGGATACGCATTAGTTCTTGCGGGAGTTCTGTTCTTTTCCACGCCTGATCCTTTTGCGGGATGTCGTGGTTTAGTATTTCATTTTTGGGAGGCAGAGTGGGGAGCTGGATTCGAAGTCCTGCCAGTTCAATAATCTCCCCCTCGCTCCCATTGGGGCAGATGTTGATGACGAAGTCATCGAAGCCTTCTACTTCAACAAGTCCCAATTTCGTTCCGTTTATACGGTGTGGTCAATAGTCTCGGCGATGAGTCTATCAATCATCTCGCTATCGTATCGGCGGATTTTGCGTAGGCGCTGGCGCTCTTCTATCTTGGCTTTCTCGTAGTCCTTTTTAGGCGAGTCGGCTCCAAGATTAGCAAACATCATTGCGTTGCGGCGGAGCACACAGTCAATCACTCTCTTTGCATCGGGGTTGTCGTAGTATCCCATAGCTTTGAATTTATTGAACAAAGTTAACAATTATTCCTTGATGAAAACCCCATCAATTGTTTTGCCCTTTCGGTTCTTGATTTCTTCGTAGGCTGTCTCCAGGCATTCCCACGGATTTAGTTCGAGTTGGTACGACAAGATGATAATCGTGACAAGTACATCTCCGATAGCATCAATGGTTGCGTCTTCATTTTTCTTAGCAACTGCACTAGCAAGTTCACCAACCTCTTCCATCACCTTAAGCATTTGCTTGGGTGCGTTTTCGGGATCAGTAATTCCACGGACAAGTGCCCACTCTACAATCTTCTCTTCAAGTTCTAATGGATTCATTCTTCTATTTCTAAAATTAAACTAAGTGCATTAACGTATCCTTCCCAATACTTTGCTTCGGTGTCTCTACGACTGTACAAACATACGTTACGATTGTACTGAGCCTTCTTGTATTGCTCAAGTATTAGCTTTTGGTTTTTCATTGGTTTTGTTTTTAATATCAAGCGATGTATTCTCGTATGTCATACAATCAATGCAAACAGTTTCAAAAGTATGTAGGCCGGAATCTTTCCAATTAACGTGGCTATAGACATCGTTTGGTGAACCACATCTGTCACACTTAAGCGCATTGGGGAATATTTTTGATAGGTCTGGCTCGTAGCCGTTATCTTCATTGGATATCTCAACGTACCATAGACCGAAGTCAAAGATGATAGACCAAGCTACGTTTGGGTAGCGCAACCACGTTAC